AGTAGCTGGTCAGGTCGAAATCCAGGCGGACCTCGTGGTACTGCAGGGCAATCAGGGGCAGGTACAGGCCGGGGTTGCGGTTGAAGAAGAACAGCAGGGGCAGGTACACGCTGTTGGGGTTGGTGCTGTCGGGGAAGGGCACGGGGCTCGAGGTCAGCTTGCCGTAGTTGATCTTCTCGCTCTCGGAGAGGAACAGCTCGGCGTACAGGCGCCACCAGGTCTGGTAGTGCTTGTCAATGCGCTGGCCACCGATGGTCAGCTCAATGTCGGCGATGGCACGCTCAGCCACCCAGTTGGTGTCGTAGCCAGTCGTGGAAGAGGTCAGGTTGGCGCTGTTCAGCTGAGTGGGCTGCAGGCGGATGTACATGTCGCCGACCAGGTCGCCGTTGCGGGCGATGGTCACGGACACGCGGCCACCGTTGGAGGGGGTGCCGTTCACCGTCTGCTGGATGTTCTCCATCGCAAAGTTGGTGTGGCGCTTGTACACAGCCTGGAAGAAAGTCACCTTGGGCTGGCCCGTCAGGTACACATCCTGCGCGCCGTACGCAACGAGCTGCATAAGTCCTCCGGCCATGATCGCTTGGTACTAGTACCCAAGAAAAAAATTTTAGGTCTAGTTTGCAAACGCAAGACCGCCGAGACCAGATTGGACGCGAAGGATGTTGTAATTGACTGCAAACATCTGTTGGTTCAGGGCGGGCATACCCGTCTTTAGGTTCACAGCAATTTGGGCAATGTCGATACGGCTGAAATTGCACGTACCACTTGGCTGCAGCTCCTCAGGCTTGAGGGCAAAGGAGTACACGTAGATGCCCGGGTATGGGATGCCCGAGTGGTACTGGTATGGCTGGTACTGGTTGAAATACTTGCCAAATTGGGGCACGAAACGATCCGTACCGTTCAGGATGATCTTGGCCTGGTGCATAGGCCCAACCTCCTGACCGAAAGCGGTATTGCTCGTTGCGATGGGAAGACCAGACTCGACCCAGAAGACGTTGCCCGTCAGAACATTCGACTGGACGTTCATAGTAGCTCCCGCCACGTTGCTAAACGTCTGATTAATGTACAAATTGGATGCAAAAGGAGAAGGAACGTACAGGACCGGAGACCCCACGTGGGCTGGAGAGAATGGAGCCAAAGACCCGGCAAGCTTGGAAGGATCCACGGTCACGTTCACGTTCGACACGTTCGAAGAGAAATTCCAGAGAGAATTTGGGTTGGAAGAAAAGGATGGAACCTGATAGCACCACACGAGCTCCTTGACTGGGTGATTGTACTGCATGCGAATCACGCTCGGGGTGTTCTCATTGGTCGAGCCGACTGGGTCGGCGTTCACGTGCTGGACCTGCTCGATGAGGTACTCGGAGGGTTTCTTGGCAAAGGAGTCACGCTCGGTAGTATCCAGATACACGTAGTTTGCCCAGACGGCGAATGGATTCGTTCCGAAATAGCTTGCGTACTGAGGGCTGATGCTAAAGTCGATACGGACCTCGTGGTACTGAAGAGAGATCAGGGGCAGGTACAGGCCGGGGTTGCGGTTAAACCAGAAAATGAGAGGAAGGTACACGTAGCCTGGAGACGTAATGAGAGTACTAGAGGGATAGTTCACAGTTGGGCACGAGGACAACTTGCCGTAGTTCTGCTTTTTGGTGTCATTCAGGAACACCTCGGCGTACAGGCGGAACCAGAGCTGGTAGTGCTTATCAATAGACTGACCGCCAATAAAGACCTCGACGGACGAAAAGGCACGCTCAGCCACCCAGGCCATATCAATTCCGCTGTTATTCGTTGTCAAATTGGAAGAGCTTGATGACGTAGGCTGGAGAACCACAAACATGTCACCGACCAGGTCGCCTGAGCGGGACAGGGTCACGGAGGTCAGACCGCCAGAGGTCAGAGCGCCGGCCACCGTCTGTTGCACGGTTTCCATGGCGAAATTGGTGTGACGCTTATAGGCCGTCTGGAAAAAGGTCACTTTGGGCTCACCGGTCAGGTAGACGTCCTGCGCGCCATAGGCGACGAGTTGCATAAGAGCGCCCCCAGGCATTTACTATTCACTGCGAAAATATTCGAGACCTTTTTCCTTCAAGAATAGTACACATGTCTCGCCCACGCGCACCCCCACCAAAGATTGTTCAGCAGGCCGAGCCCGAGGAGGATGAGGAGGATGAGGAGGACGAGGAGATGGATTTCGAGGATGGTGTCGATATGTTCGAGGCTCTCGGCAGTCTGCTCGCCACGGAGGATGGTGAGACTATCGCGACTGCCCTGGTGGGACTCAAGGATGCTGCCGAGAAAATTGCCTTGAATTTGGAGATGCACAATAAGCTCATGGTCAAGATTGCGGCCGCTCTGAACAAGATGGTTCCAGTGCCTCCTGCGGTGGTCGACAGCGCTTAAAAAAGTCTCGCGCTATTTCATCAATGTCTAAGGCGTCCACACAAAAGAAGGCGACTCCAGTCCCAGATGGAAGTGTCTATCAGAAGGAAATCAACTCGTGGACTGCTGATGACCTAAACAACAAGCTGAACGATTGTGAGCGAAATTTGTACCTAAATTTACAAATTACAGACAGGCGCCAAGAGATTTACTCCAAGTTGGCGGACAAGTGGCTTCCGGCCAGTCCCAAGCGGGACGAGTATGGTATTCCTATCGATATCGACAAGGAAGATCTCGAGCGTATGCTTGAGAAGAAGCGCATAACAGTCAATATTTGTGGCTACATGCTTGCCCGTGCCGAGCTTTTGGAAATTACCAAGTCCGAGACGGAGGACATTAATGGAGACAGGATGAGTTTTGAGCGACGTATCAAGCGGTTCCGTGAGTGTTACAAGACGGTCGTGAACAAGTTTATTGAGAATGATACCGAGTACAAGATGTTTAACCAGCCTCTGGTCGAGAACCCTGACGTGGACTTTGATATTGGAGAGTCTACGAGCTCGTATCAGACCCTCCTCATTTACCTCCTGCGACAGGCATACAAGAACGGGTACCGGCGGTACCGTGATCAGTGTTGCAAGGAGATTCGCAACACGCGAGCCTGGAAGCCCGTCAAGGAGATCAAGGACTTTGTATATGACGAGACTCAAAAGGAGGACAATGCAGAGATGTGGATGAATCTGACAAACCGTGGAAACATGGCCAATGACGTCATTCGACACTTGTCAAACTGCAAGGACATCCAGTTTTCTGAAATTAAGAAGGACCGCCACGTCTGGTCTTTTGAAAATGGCCTATTGGATGCTCGACCAATCGATGAGAACAGGAACCCTGAGACGGGTGCTCGCCAGTTTACGTTCTACGAGTACACGTCCAGAGAGTTTCACGAGTTGGACCCGGAGCTCGTGTCGTGCAAGTACTTCGATTTGCCTTTTGACCCGCACCACGAGATTGATGATTGGTACCATATCGCGACTCCAAACTTCCAAAAGGTTCTGGATTACCAGCGGTTTGACGAGTCTGTGTGTCGCTGGATTTATGTCTTCATGGGCCGTCTGTGTTTTGACGTCAACGAGCTGGACGGCTGGCAAATCATCCCTTTCCTCAAGGGTATTGCTCAGTCAGGCAAGTCGACTTTGATCACCAAGGTGGCCCGCAAGTTTTACGAGTGTGAGGACGTGGCAACCCTGTCAAACAATATCGAGAAGAAGTTTGGGCTCCAGAGCATTTACAAGGGGTTCATGTTCATTAGCCCCGAGATCAAGGGGGATCTCCAGCTTGAGCAGGCCGAGTTCCAGTCCCTAGTATCCGGGGAGGACGTCTCCGTAGCACGCAAGTGTGAAACGGCCGTGAGCGTTCAGTGGAAGACCCCAGGCATCTTGGGCGGGAACGAGGTCCCCAACTGGAAGGACAACTCTGGGTCTATTTTGCGTCGTTTGGCAACCGTCAACTTTGGGCGCCAGATTGCACCGGACGTGGCCGACCCGCACTTGGACGATAAGCTCGAGCTTGAGATGCCAGCCATTCTGTGCAAGTGTCTCCGGGCCTACCTGGACTATGCACACAAGTATGCAGACAAGGACATCTGGAACGTGCTTCCGGCCTATTTCAAGCAAGTCCAGAACCAGATTGCGACCGTCACAAACTCGCTCCAGCACCTGTTGTGTTCCGAAAAGGTTCGGTTCGGCAAGGACTTGTGTGTGCCCCAACGCACCTTTGTGGAGCGGTTCAACCAGCACTGCAAAGAGAATATGCTCGGGTCATTCAAGTTCAACCAGGACTTTTACGCAGGCCCTTTCAGTTCGCGCGAAATCGAGGTTCGGACCGAGTCCCGTATTTGGAAAGGAAACTCGTATGCGTCTCAGCCATTCATC